CATTGGGGGCGGAGTTGTGCGCAGCATCCCAAGCGCCGCGCCGCCTAGCCGACATCGTTTCGCCTTCCCCACACGCCGCGCCCGCCGGGCAGGCCGAAGCAGCAAGCGTAGTTGAAGCCCCTAGTCCCACCCGGCTAGGGGCTTTTCCATGCCAGCGGCAGAAACACCGTGCCCGGCGGCGCGGGCAGCGGCGCGGCGCAGCGGCCCCCGGCGCAGAGCACCGAGCCCCGGCACGGGCGGTGGCGATAGTCCACCGAGCCGGGGGCGGGGATCTCCACCGTGTACGTGCCGGGCTGCCCGGTCGTGGCGACGGCGAAGAAGTTGCCGTTGATGGTGATAATGGCGTCGGGCGCGGCGTCCGTCTGCACGAACGTGAGCGCGGCCGTGGTGCGGCTGGTCCACCGCGCCTCAATGAGCGGTAGGCGCTCCTCACCGAGCGCGCCTTCCCACCCCCGGTGCTCCACGCCGACGGCCACGGCGTCCGGCGGCACCGGGATCGACAGTGAGCGCAGCCCGTTCGCGCCCGTCGGCCCGGTGCGCTCGCAGCCGGTGTGATGGGGCACGCCGTCGCTCGTCACATAGAACGGGCACGTCCAGCCGTCGTAGTCCTGCCACCAGGCGACAAACACCGTACCTTCTGTGACGGCGTAGAGGATGAGCACGGAGTAGAGGAGTCGGGTGATGGTGTTCATGGTGTCATGTACGGATGCACGGCGGTTTGGGTTACTCCACGAAGTACGTCGCCGTGAATACCACGCTCCCGGCTGTCTCGACGGCGAGCGAGGCGTTGACGCCGTTCGTGGTGTGCCCGCCGATGAGCAGGTAGTTGGTGTTCGGCACGATGAGGCCCTGCAAGCCGCTCGTCGCCGTGAACGTCAACTCGCTCGTGCGGATGGCGACGGCGTAGCGCTGGTTGGTGACGTTCGCCGCCGTGAACGGCAGGCTGATGCGGAGATCGCCGGTGCCGGTGGCGTTCGTCCATGACACGTTCGCCGTTGCCGTCACGACGCGCCCGATCCGGGTGTAGGCGCCAACCTGAATGCTGTGCGTCGTGGTGCCCGCCGACGTGCCGCCGTACATCTCCGGCGTCCACGTCCCCTCGACGTAGCCCGAGCCGAGCGAGAGGAAGAGGGTCTTCGCCTGTTCGAGCGTCAATGCGTGGTCCATCACGCCCTCCCCGACGGCGTGAGCCGTGCCAGACGTGCCGAGAGGTTGTCGGTGTCGGTCGGCTCCAGCGTGACGCCGATCCGGTCGCGGGAGACGCTGCACGTCGTCCGCTCGCAGAAGAAGCGCGCCGCCGAGTCGGGCGCCGTGGACACCGGCGCCGGGTCCAAGAACTCCATCGTCTCCACCATCGCGTTCGGCCGCACGTCCCACGGCGCCACGACCGCGCCGCCGCTGCTGTAGATCAGCCCGTCGCGGATGCTCTCGTAGTACGTCACGGTGTCCGGCGTCGCCCCGGCCCACGCGCTGACGTACAGCGTCCGATCCTCGTAGATCCCCCACGCGAGCCGCTGGTTAGAGGAGTTGCCCTGCTCTAAGAGGCGCTGCACCTTGTCGAAGTACGTGGTATTCGCCTCGATGTACTGCGTGTCTGAGACGCCCGAGGCCGTCACGTTGGCGGTGCTGGTGCCGAAGAAGGCGTTGGTCAGGTTGTACGCCGTCAAGAGGTCCGTCACCTGCGTGGTGGTTACGGCGGTGCTGGTGGTCGTGTTGCTCGTCAGGAGCCATTTCAGCGTATCCCACCAGCCGACGAACGAGAGCGTGACCCGGATGTCGCCAAGCGCGCCGGTATAGGCGTCCGAGGCCGGGATACTTTTCGGGTAGGCGTTGGCCGCCAGGAACGCTTGTGCGTAGTTCTGCGCCGCCGTCGTCGTCGTCTCCGGTAGGTCCAGCACCGCGTCTTTGACGCCGTAGATCCCCTGGCTCGTCGTGTTGCTGTAGGTGCCCGTGGTGCCCGGCGTGCCGAGCACGGTCGTGTAGCGCGTCCTGACCCGGTTCGCCAGCCCCTCCAGGCTAATGCTCCGCCGCTTCTGCCCGGCCTGAAGCTCGACGCCGTGGAGGAACCCCTCCCAGCACACCGTACCGTCTGGGCCGCTGATGACGAGGCCGTGCATCAGCCATTGCAGCGCCATCATCAGCGCCTCTTCCACCGGCGTGACGAGCGAGACGGACGCCGACTCGAACCCGAAGCGCGCCGACGTGCTGAACGTCAGGTCGTCAATGCGCTGCGCCAGGTCTACGAGCAGCGTGCTCGACGGCGCGCCGCCGGTGCCAGGGCTGTACAGCTCGCAGCGGAGGTTCACGGGGAGGGTCATTCGTTGCCCCGCATCGCCGCGTAGAGCGGCAGGCTCGTCGCCGACACGGTGATGCTGTCCGCCACGTCATGGACGCCGCCGCTCGTCCACGCGCACCACAGATCGCCGCCGGAGATGGCAAGCGGCAGCGTGCCCCGGACGGTGCAGTTTTGGAGGATCTTCGTGCTGTCCGTCATAAACGCGAACGGCTGCTGGTGCGGCAGGCCGGTCACGCCGAACGAGTCGGGGAACGACTCGATGACGAGCACCTGATTGCTGCCCGGCGTTACGCGGGTGTCAATCCGGGCGAACGTGTAGTAGCGCGGACATTCGAGGAAGTCGAGCGTGCCGGTCGTGGCGCTGCCGCTGTGGCTGCGAAACTGCGGCGTGATGTAGAGATCCTGGTCATAGCTCGCCCGGTCGAACTGCGGCGGGATGCGGAAGAAGCCGAAGTCGTAGTAGGCGGCCGTGCTTGCCCCCGGCCGCCACGCGCCGGTCGTCCAGATGATCGGCCCCGACGCCGAGCCGATCCGCACGATGCACCGCAGCGCGAGGTCGGCGTCCGGCGAGGCGACGCGCATCAGCAGCCGGTACGGCAGATCCGGCTCGCCCGTCGCCAGCGTCGAGGCGCTGCCCGCATCCGCCCACGAGGTTGACGAGGTGATCAGCGAGTCGTTCCGGTTGAGGAAGCCGGGGTTTGAGGTCGTCGCCACGTACATCCGCAGCGCCGCCGCGACGGCCACGTCCCCGCCGCTGAAAAAGACGTTCATCGGCTGGCCGTGCCCGCCGTAGTCGCCCTTGAGCGTGGCCGGTAGATCCTCGACGTTCCCGCCGCTGCCGCCGGTGTTCGTGTAGGTGACGGCGTTCACGATCGTCTCCGACGTGGGACTATACCAGAACGGCCAGCGCTCCCAGGTGATGACGCAGCGGGCCATGCCGCGCCCGTCTTCCTCATTGAGAAATGCCGGTAGCTCCTGGAGCGACCCGCTCATCACGGCGCCGCGCAGCGTGTCCGTGTGCCCGTTCGGCGTCCACTGGAGCAACTGCGGTTTCCAGCGGCAGGCGGCGAGCGGCTGCCGGATGGCGCGCACGTTCGCCACGATGGTGTCCCGGCTCGCCCCGCGCACCTGGACGCCAAACGACTCCACCACGTTGTCGTACTGCATCCACACCGGGTAGCGGCCCGGCGTGAACGGCGGGCCGCCGGTGGCGAGCGTAATCGGCGTCGGCGCGAGCGGTGTGTAGCGCTGCCCGGTCGCGTCGTTCATGGACAGCTCGTACGTCGTGCCGTCGTGGAGGTTGATCGTATCGAGCGTGAGGTTGGTTGCCATTAGGCGCGCCTCCCGGCGATTTGACTGCTGATGCGGCGCACCACGGTGTCTGCGATGGCGTTCGGGTCGCTGCCGCTGATGTGGAACGTGTTGTTGATGGTCGTGCCGCCAATCCCGCCGCCGATGCCAAGCCCGCCGAACGCCCCGGCGGCTTTCGGGATGTCTGCCCACGGCACGGCCGCAAGCTTGATCAGCGCCTCCGATGTGCTCCCGACGGTCGCCATCACCGCATCGAGCCGCGCAATGTGCGCCTCGGGGATGGCCGCCGCGCGGGCCGCAAGCCGCTCGGTGCCGTCCAAGGTCGCCATGACGCCCTTCTCGAACTGCGCGAACGCCTTCGGATCGAACGCGAACGCGCTGTCCGTGAGCGCCTGGTTGAACACCAGGGCATCGTGGAACGCGCCGTAGGTGCTGCTCAGCGCGTCCGCGAACGTCTGCGCCGCCTCTAGCCCCTTCGTCTCGTAGCGGGCGGCGGCCTTGTTCATCGCGGCGATTACCACGTCGGCATCGCGCACGAGCATATCCACCAGCTTCGGATCGATCGGCTGGTAGAGCGCCGGGTCGCTCAGTTCCTTCCTGAGCTTCAGCGTGTCCACGAGGGCCGACACCGCGCTCCCCACCGCGTCGGCGTAGGCGCCCACCCGGTCGGCAAGCGACTCGGTGGCGGGCAGCAGGCGGGCCAGCAGCGCTCCGAGCGCCTGCCGGGCTTCCTCGGCCAGTCGCTCCAGCACGCGCCCGTCAATCGGGCCGTGCGCCTCGGCAAGCTCCGAGCGCAGGCTGAGCACGTCGGAGAGAATGCCGATGGCGTTGGACGCCGCGTCCATGTAGCGTTCGGCGGCCTCGGCCTGATCCTCCGTGAGCGGGATGAGGCGGGCCAATGTGGCGCCGAGCGCCATCTTGGCTTCCGCCGCCAGCCGCTCCAGCGCCTTGCCGTCGATCGGCGCCGCGCCCTCGGCGAGGAGCGCCCGTAGCTCGGCGATGGCGTTCAGGAGCGCAATCGCCTTCTCGGTGGCCTCTAGCTCCTTATCCGTGTCGGCCTGCGACGGCCCCTTCGCCTTGCCTTTGCCCTTGCCCTTCGCCTTGCCTTTGCCCTTGCCCTTCGGAGCGGCCGGGGCCGGCGGCGCGCTTGCGCCGGGCTTTGGCTTCAGGATCTCTTGCGCTCGCCGCGCCGCCTCCTCCACGTCCGGCTGCCCGGCCATCGGCGTGAGCGCGCCCATCGCCACCATGCCCCCGGCGACAACGGCGCCCCCGCCGCTTTTTGCGGATACGCCCCCACCACCCCCGCCACCCGTGGACGGGGCGGACGCGCCCCCGCCGCCGCCGGACGAGCCGCCACTCGGGCTTGGCACGGACGCCACCGCCCGCCCGGCGTCCTGCATGGCGGCGATCACCCTGTCGGCTGCCGCGCGTGCCCCCGAGGCCCACGAGTTGAACGCGCTGATCTGCGCGTCGGTCGCGCCCTTGACGCCCGACGCCTGCGCCTGCGCCTCCTTGATCACCGCGTCTTTCTCGGCCACGGCAGCGGCAGCCGCGTCGGCCGCCTTCTTCTCGGCAAGCTCCACCTGGATCGCGGTTTGGTCGCTGATCGCCGCCGTCGCCTCGTCGTACTGCGTTTTGAGCGCGGCCAGCGCCTCGGGGTTTTCCGCAAGCTCGGCCTGCCGCTCGGCGTAGCGCTGGTCAAGATCCTGCTGCGCGCTGATCTGCTCCTGCCGCGCCTTGAGCACGTCTTCAGCCAAAGCCGGGTCGCTCTCGGCACGGGCGCGGGCCTCGGCCACCGCCTCGCTCATGGCGACGCGCGCCTTCGCCTGCGCCTGCTCACGGGCCATGAGCCGCTGCGCCTCTTCCTCCGAGGCGCCCACGAGGTCGAGGTCGTCGGCCTCTTGCTGCGCCACCATCGCGGCGGAGGATGCCAGGATCTCGGCGGCAAGGCTGCGGTACGCGGCGGCACGGGCCTCGGCGGCGCGCTGATCGATCTCGATGAGCCGCTGCGCGGTTTTCTCGGCGATCGAGGCAATCTGCTCTCCGGCCTTCTGCTCATCCGAGACACGCGCCCCGCCACCACCGCCGCCGCCGGCGCGGCCACCTGTTGCCGAGGCGGCGCGCCGCGCGGCTTCGTTGGCGGCCATCTGCGCCCGCGTACGTGCGGCGTCGGTCGCTGCGCTGCCACTGCCCCCGCGCTCGCCGCTGCGCTGGTTGGCGAGGCCGGCCGCGCCGCTGAAGGTTGCAAGCCCGCCCGCAACCAGGGCAAACGCCGCCGCCGCGTCTCGTGCCGCGTAGTAGGCGTTGGCGGCGGCTATGGCGGCGCTCTCGCTCACGCCGAACTGCGCGGCGAGGCGCATCGCTGCCGCTTCCGCGCTAAGCCCCGCATTGACGGACTGATCAAGCGCGCTCGTCATCGCGTTGGCCTGAAGCGCGGCAAGCTCCGACGCGGCGGCCTGCTCGACTGATCCGGCGGCGGCGTCGCGGCTCGCCTGCGCGGCGGCAATGGACGCATCGGCAACCTGGAGTGTCCCGGCTGTCTGCTCGCCGTGGCGCTGCGTGACGAGCGCGGCGGCGGCGGCCTCGGCCTGCTGATCGCCCTCCAAGCCACGCAGCGCCCCGCTGAAGCCCTCACCGCTCAATTGCCCGGCGACGAACGCCCGGCCCAGTGTCTCGACGCCGTGGGCGGCCTCGGGAGACAGCGCGGCGATCCGCACCATGTCATCGGCGAGTTCCTGGTTGCCGGTCTTGTCCTGCACTTGCGCGGCGATGTCGAAGGCGCCTGCGAGCTTCTGGACGTTCGCAATCGCCTTCTCCGTCGGCACCTTCGCCGCCTCTTGCGCCTTGACGTAGCGGAACTGCGCCTCCGTCAGCGGCTCGACGCCCGCGAACGCCACCCGCGCGCTCTGCGCCTGCGCCCGGAGTCCCTCGTTCACCTTGTCGATTGAGGCGCGGTACTGATCGTAGTCCTTGGCGGTGCGCGCGGCGTCGGCGATGTCGGCGCGGTTCTCGCCCGGCGCCTTGGCGGCCAACTCGGCGTTGCGCGTCACCTTCACCAGAATCTCGGTTGTCACCTGCGCCGGCACCTTCAGCAGCTCGCCGATGACGCGCCCAACCGCCGCCTTGGCGTTGTCGGCGTTGGCCTGGAGCGCCTGGAACGTGCCGGCCGTGCTCTCCACCGCCCCGCCCGTCGCGGCGATCGTGTCCTTGCCCTGACTGATGACGGCGTTGATGAGCGCCTGCTTCTTCTCGGCCTCCGTGAGCGCCGTCACGCTCTTGCCGACGCTTGCCGCGTACGCCTCGTTGACTTCGCCAACCTCCACCATAATGCCAAGGTTGTCGAGGATGAGCGCGGAGCCCCGGCCCAAGCCCGTCACGAGGTCGTTGAATGCCTGGGTCGTGCTGATCCCCATCGCCTGCGCGCGGTCGCGGGCGATCTGCATCAGCACGCCCATCTCTTCGGCAGAGTCGGCCACGCCGAGTAACTGCGCCCGGTTCGCGGCAAGCTGGAGGTTCATGTCAGAGATCTCGCCGCCGGATGCCGCCCGCAAGGCGCCCATCAGCGCGTCGCCGGTCGTGCCGGCCGCTTCGGCGAGGCCGTTAAACCGCTCCTCCACGAGCGCCGCCTGTGCGCCAAGCTGCGCCAGCTCGACGCCGGTGCCAATCGCGGCCATGGCCGTGCCGACGCCGAGCATGCTGGTGGCAAACGCGGCGGCCTCATGCGACAGTCCGGCGATGGTGCGCGGCAGGACGGCCATGCCGGACGAGGCGCGGGCGGTTGCGGCGGCGGCGCGCGTCTGCGCCTGCTCCAGCCGGAGCGCGGCAAGCGCGGCCCGGCTCTGCGCGGCGGCGGCCTGCGAGGTAGCGGCAGCCGCACGGCCCTGTGCGGCGTTCGCCTGTGCGGCGGCGGCGGCGAGGCGCTGGTTGCTGATCGCCGCCTTGTCGTTGGCAACGGCAAGCTTCGCGGCGGCCTGCGTCTGCTGCACAAGCCCGGCGCTGCCGCCCTTGCCGCTCGTCTTCCCGAGCGCCCCAAGCGCGGCCTGCACCTCTTTGAGGGCCTTGAGATCGGCTTGGGCCTGGATTTTGATCTGGATGGTTTTAGCCACGTCCCCGCCTTCCGCGCCGCTGCTTGCGCTTCCGCTCCGCCTCGGCGAGTTGATCGCCGATCTCCCGCTGGGCCTGTGTGACGAGCGCCGCCGCTCGTAGCTCCGTCACGTCTGAGGACCGCAGCCGATCCAGGAACTCATGCAGCCCCATCCCCATCGCCGCCGCCTTCTCCGTCAGGAAGTGCCGCTCGGCCGTCATCGTCGCCAGATCCGCCACCGGTAGCGCCTCCAGCGGCGTCTCCAGGTGCGTGAGCGCCCGCGCCCGCGTCTCGTTGTGGACGGTCTGCCGCAGCACCGCCGCGAAACATGGCGCGCGGACCAAGGGCCGCGAGGGTAGTAATGTGGCCGACAAGCTCCTGCACCGCGTAGTCGCGGCCCTCCACGATCGTCAGGGCCTCATCGATCGTAAACAGCCTGTCCTTCGTCTCGGGGTCGATGACGCCCTCGTGGATGAGCATGGCCCAATACAGGCTTTGATCCGGCTTGTCGGGATTCTCGGCGGTGGCGGCCTCGTTGGCGGCCAGGCGGGCGCGGGCGCTCACCTCACGGATGAGGACCGCGCCGCCGAGCAGCTTGCTCGTCACCGTCTTCTCGTGGAGCGCCGTCAGGTTGTGGAGTAAGGCGGCTTTGTCGAGGTAGGTGGTCACAGATGGCCCTTTCTGTTCTGAGAGGCCCAAGCCCGCGCAGGGCAGCCGGTGGGCCGTCCGGCTGTTCGGGCCGTCGCCCTAGCCCTGCGCGTCATACACACCCCGCGCGATCACCACGGATCGCGCGGTCAGCTCCGCCCGCTCGCCGGAGAGCGTCACCGCTCGCGGCGGGGGCGGCTTCGGCCTGCCGATGTAGGCCGGCGGCGATGCCGTCAGCAGCCGCGCCGTCAGCCGCTCCGGCCGCCCGGCCACCCACGCCCGTAGGAAGCGGCCCTTGCCGATGAGCGTGGGCTGCTCCGTCGTCGGGCTGATGACGATCCGCCACTCCGTGAGCCGCCCCACGAGGTGGCGCCCGACGTAGATGGCGCCCGTCGTGCCGGTCACGGATGTACGTACGTCGGCTGGCCCTGGGGGATCGCCGAGAACTGGCTATCCACCGTGTCCTCCAGCGTCATGGACATGCCACCGCCACCCAGGTAACAGGTGCCGTACCAGTAGATGGTGCTGGTCGCCCGATCCGGGTAGAGGTAGAACTTGAGCGACGTGCGGCTGATGACCCACGACTGAAGCTGACCGCCGCCGGCCGCGTTGTCGTAGTGCTTGCCGATCGTCATGTCGAACGTCGAGAGCGTCGGGATGAACGTGCGCCACGAGTCGCCGTGCGCCGTATCCTCCGCCGTATCGGTGGATGTCTCGATGCTCAGATCGAACGTCTCCGTAATCGCGGAAGCGTTCGTTGAGCCGAGGTACAGGATCGCGTCTTTGCCCGCGATAGTTGCCATAGAGGTGCCTCCTAGTGGTGATGCTGTCGCAGCACGTCCAGCACGGTCGCCGCGCGCTGTGTCCACGAGTGCGCCAGCGCCGCCGCCCGCTGCCGGGCTGCGAGCGCCTGCCGCTCGTCCTCGTGGCGAAGGTAGTAGCGCAGCAGTTGGCCCAGGCTGGCGCTATCCGTATAGGTCGGTATGCTGTCACCAAACACCGCGAACAACTCCGGCCGGCTCGCGTCGCACACCTGAAACCCACCGCACGCCGCGATCTCATAGACACGCGGGTTGAGGCTGTAGGCATCCGTGATGTGCTGCCGCTCGCGGTGGTCCTTGATCGTCCGGTGGTGGTTGATGGAGATCCGCGCCGAGCGATAGAAGGTCGCCGCCTCATCGTTCGGCATGATCCCGTGCCATACCTGCGTCGGGTCGTCGCGGTTGTCGTAATCGAACACCTTGAACACCCGGTTGATGCCCGTCCAATCGATCCCGTCGAACAGCGCCCGCCGCTCAGGGAACAGCGTCCCCACGAAGAATACGTCGCACGGATCGGCGCGCGGCCCGTCCGGCGTATGCACGTCCGCCCGGTAGGCGTGCGGCAGGTAATGCACGTGCGCCGAGCGGTCGAACAGCGGCACGGCGCTGCGGTCGTTGGTGAACACCACGTCATAGCACGCCGCGTCGTGGCGCTCGCGCTCCGCCGTCAGGTACGGCGACTCCGTGCAGAGCAGTGCCGTCAGGTAGCCGCCGCGCTTGAGCGCCAGCGGCACGCCGAACGGCAGCTTCATCCCCGTGACGGCGATCACCGCGTCCACCTGCCGGTACATCGCCACGCCCGGTATACCGGCGGCGGCGAGGTTGTACGGGTCCGGCTCGTGGTTGAACACCTGGAGCGCCTTGGCCGCATCCGTCATCGCCTCCATAATCTGGAGGTTCGTGCAGAGCGGATAGGTGTACACCTCCGCGCCGTTGGCCTTGAGTCCGCTCACGAGGCCGTCAAACACATCCTTGGTGCTGAACGCATCGCCGCTGTCAATGACGAGGAGTTTCATGCCCCGGCGCTCTCCTGCTGCGCGGGCGTCGTCTCGCACAGCACGTCCAGCATGATCGGCTGCACGAGGTGCGGGCCTGCCCCGCCGCCCGGCGCCTGCGTCGTCCGTGGCTTGCCGACGCGGACGATCGCCGCCCGCTTGACGCCCGCCGCCCCGTTCAGCCGGGGGTAGCGCTCGAACCACGCCGCCACGGCGTCCGTAAGCGTCGTCAGGGCGCTATACGCCGCGCCGTCGCCGCCGAGCCCCTGCTCACGCGCCTGGAACAGCAGCACGCTGATCCGGTGCGTCTGCTGCCGCTTGCCGTGCGAGCGCCCGTCGCCGTAGTCGCTGCTGTCGGCCATCAGCACGACGGCATACTGCCGGTAGCCCGGCGCGTCCGTGGCCGAGAAGTCGCCCCGGCTTGCGTTCGCCTCGGTGAACACTCCGCCGCCGTCGTAGGCGCGTAGCAGCGTGAGCACGGCGGCTTCAGCGGTGGTGTAGGTGCTCACGAGACGAGCCCTCCGACCCACGCCTCGATCGCCTGCGCCGCCCCGGCCTCGTGCGCGTCCATCAGCATGTCCACGGTACGCCAGCGGCCCGCGTGGACGCTCGCTTGCGCGTCGCCTTGCACGTAGTCCCCATACGGCGTGCTGTTCTCCAGCACCGCCAGCACGTCGCCCGCTGTGGCGCTCACGGTCGGCTCGGCCTCCGTCCAGCCGAGCTTAAGAGTGTCGGTCCTGACGTAGCGCTGGCCGGGGATCTCTGCCGGGTAGTTGGCGGCGTCCGGCGCTACTACGTCCGTCAGGTAGTCGCGCAGCACGGCGGCGGCGTGGTCGAGGCGGATGCGCGCCAGGTCGGCAAGCACTGCCTCAACGCCCGTGATGGTGTAGGCGATCACTCGTCCCACGCCCCTTCCGCCGTCGGGCTTTCCGCCGTCGGGTCGTTGTTGAATCCCGTCCGCCCAAACACCGGCCGCAAGCGCTGCCCCGTCGCGGTCCTCCCGCCGACGCGCAGCCCGCTGAGCACCGCCGGCGCGGCCGTGGTGGTTGCCCCGAGCGCGGAGAGTGCGCCGCTCTTGATGTAGGCTTCGGCTTCCAAGAACTGCGCGCAGAACTTGTTCTCGCGGCGGTTCTCGTCCTCCGAGTACCCCGCGCTGCGCTGGGTCAGCTCGCAGTCGCACGCCGCGCCAAGGCTGGCGTAGCGCCCCAGCACCGACGCTGCCCGCGCCGCCGTGACGGGCACGACGTAGCCGGCCTGAGCCAACCAGGCGTTGAGCTGGTTGGACCGCTCCTCCAGGAACGCCTCCACGTCGGCAAGCGTCGGGCGGGTGGCGGTGTCGAACACGCCGGCCGTGTTGCAGAGGTGGCGGACGTAGCGCGCCACGCCCGCCGGAGTGCCGTAGTCGTAGCTCATGCCAGCACCTCAAGCACCTGCCGCGCCCGCGCCGTCCACGAGTGCGGCAAGATCGCCGCCCGCTGCGCAGCCGCTACGGCTGTCCGATCGCGGTCTAGCCACGTCCGTACCTGCCGCGCCAGAGCGGCGCTGTCGCCGGCCCGGTAGGTGACGAGCGATTCGCCGAACACCTCGCGGGCCTCGGCCCGGCTGTCGTCCATCAGTTGAAACGCCCCGCACGCGGCGATCTCATAGGCGCGCGGGCCGAGCGATTCGGCCTCGTCGGCGGCGATGTGCTGCCCGCTTGCGTGGCTCGTCGTCGTGCGGTGATGGTTCAGCGCGATCTTCGTCCCCCGGTACAGCGCGGCCGTCTCGGTGTTCGCCACGATGTCGGCCGTCTGCACGTCGCGGGCGAGGTCGTAGCCCCGGCAGTGGAAGTCAATCCCCGTCCAGTCCACGCCCGAAAAGAGGGCGCGGCGCTCGTCAAACAGCGAGCCGACGAACAGCACGTCCGAGGGTGACGCCGGCCCATCGGGGCGATGCACGTCGGGGTTGTAGGCATGCGGCAGATAGTGGGCGTTCGGGTTGACGGTGCGGAAGCGCGGCACTGACGCCCGCTCGTTGGTGAACACCGTGCCGTACAGGGCCGCAAACTGCGCCTCCAGATCGATCAGGTATGGCGCCTCGGTGCCGAGCATGGCCGTTTTGAAGCCGTAGCGCTTGAGGATCTTGGCGTCACCGACGCTGTAGTTATGCGCCGAGACGGCGATCACCAGGTCCGGCTCCGTCAGGAGGATGTGGCGCGTGATGTGCGCCGACGCCAGCGCCCACCGGTTCAGGTGGTCCGGGTCCAGGGCCGTCGTGTGGAGGACACCCCGTGCCGCGCCGACGACTACCAGGGTGTCGTACCACGCGAGGATCGTATCGAGCCGGCCCTCCGTCACGTCTACGCCATTCGCCCGCAAGCCCGCAACCAGCCCGTCGAATACATCGGCGGTGCTAAAAGGACGCCCCAGGATGAATAACATATACCTTCATGCTGAGCCTCCTTTCTTTTCTACAAGCACCCACCCGCGATGATGGTGCTGCTTGCCCGACGCAACGTAGTGCAGCAGGCGCGGATGTAGGCCGTGGCGCTGGGCAAGATCGGTTATGTTCTGTGTTTCGTGGAGGGCGCCATCGGGCGCGCGAAAGACAACAATCGGCCTATTCCGCGCCATGCCAGCAAGCCGCTTCGCCGTCTGTTCGGGCGTCTCTCTTTTCCCGCGCTGCGCCTCCCATTTCGCCTCTAGTGCAGGCGTGCGGGTTTTAGGGACGCCGCGTGTTGCATCAGCGATGCGCTGACACGTCTCAGCACTTGCCTTGCGTCCACGACTCGACTCGCCTATTCGCCGCCGGGTTTCCTCGCTAGGCGATCCGCCGAAGGGAGATCCGCCGTCTTTGAGGTTGTAGACCCGCACGCCACGCGCACGAAGGTCTACAATCCATCGCTGCTCGGCAATGTTGAGAGAGTCTTGGTCGGCGACTGCCTCTGCGACATCAACGACGAACACGGCTGCGCCGTGCTTGTTCCATGATCGCTGTAAATGGGGGTTCTCATGTACACCGCGCGTGAGGTTATCGCGGTGGCGACGCCATCGAATGCGGTAGTCTTGTATCGTCTGTCCGACGTAGACCCCGCCGCTTGCGGTGTTGCGAATGAGATACACAACACCGTAGGCGTCCACTCGTGGTAGAATGCCCATGTCGCACCTCCCAATTAGGTTGCGGCCACGCTCCCGGCAGTTGGCGCTGCGCGGGAGCACATCTGTTCCTTGCATTATACCACGAACCCCCATTTACCGCTTCCTAATGCGTCACGTTACCGGGTTGCTGAAGAACACGCCGAGGTCGCTCCCCGTCTGCTTCTGGTCGTAGTAGCAGATGGAGCGCAGCACGTCCGCCTTCTTGGCGTCGTCGCGGTACATCTCGACGTACATGTCACCCGCGCCGCCCTCGCTCCAGGCGAAGGTGTAGCCGGCCGCCGGGGTGTTGAGGCCCGGATTGCGCGGCACCGCCACCACCAGGAAGTCGTTGTCGAACACGGACGAGTAGGACGCCGTGCGGCCCTCCTTGGCGGTGTTGTAGACGCGGTTGGAGATCACCAGCCGGTCCAGGCCGAGCACGCCGGCCAGCGAGGACTCGATTGCGTCCTGCGTCTGCGCCGTGACGTACTTGGTGCGGTCCCGCACCTGGTCACTGGTCAGCAGGGCGTTGCGGATCTTGATGCCGCCCAGCCCTACGATGTCGTGCTGGTTCGACGCTCCGAGCGCCTGCCGGATGGTCGTGACGGCGGCGGTGATGTTCGTCACCGGCGTGCCGCTCGACACGTTATCCCACGCCGTCGAGATGGTTCCGGAGCCCCACCCGCTCGTCGTGGCGAAGAAGTCCGACGCGAAGTCGAGATCCTTCTGGAGATTGAGCTGGTCCACGAGGAACATGGCCGCCGTCATCTCCACGTCTACCGCCGCGTCCTGGTTGGCGCGGATCTCGTCGGGGATGGCGTACTCAAGGGCGTACTGGATGGCGCTGTAGCTGTCCGTGGACAGCCGCACGCCGACGCGGGCGAAGTCGGCGCCGGGGGCGCGCTTCTGCGCCGAGGCCCGCCACATGTCGCCCTTGTTCCACACAAAGTACTTGTCGGCCTGCTTGGACACCGAGACGCGCGGGAAGATCAGGTCCGAGATGGCCGGCGCGTCCTGTCGGTAGGCGATGCTCAGATCGGACAGCGCCGACTGAATATGCACCTGGCTCAGCGTAGGCAGTGGCATAGCTTAGTACCTCCCCTGCGTCAGCAGCGCCGAGATGACGAGGTTGGTGCCCGCGTCCGCCACCTGCTCCAGGCTGCGCGCGACGATCTGCTGGTTGTCGGTCGTGGTTGCCGCAGCAACGCCGCCCGTGGTCACGCCGAGCGGCGAGAACGCGGTGATGGCGCCGCCGTAGGCGACGATCTTGGTGACACCCTCGATGGCGACGGCGGCCATCTCATCCTGCGCGCTCGGGGTATCCTGAAGGACGCCCAGCAGCACGTCGGTGGTCGTGGCGGTCGTGGTGATCCGGCCCGTGGTCAGGATGGTCACGGGGTAGAACTGAAAGCCGCTGAGGTCGCCGTTGGCCGGGAAGCTCAGCACCTTGGTGGGATTCTCGTAAGCCATTTAGCGGCCTCCCTTCTTCGTCGCCTGCGCGGCGTACAGCTCGGGGTGCGCGCGGTTGACGGCGAGCAGCGCCTGGGTTTTGCTCCCGCCGTTCTTCGCCATCTCCGCCGCTACGGCCGCCTCGTACTGCGCGCGTGCGTCCTGCGCCTCCTCGCCCTCGCCGCCCGTGCCGATCTCCTCGAAGTTTACGAGGCCGCCGGCCAGGATCTTGTCGAACAGCGCCTGCACCGAGGCGCGCTGCGGGGCGCTGAGGCTCAGCAGCACCGCGCTGTAGTCGTCGGCCTGCCCCGGCAGGGCGTAGGGCCGCGTGAGCGTGGCCGTGGTCAGGTTCTGCGCGTACGCCTCCACCTGCCGGCGGGCCTCCATGTCGGCGATCCGGCGCTCGAACTCCTGCTGCGCGCGGGTGAACGCCGCCTCCTGCTGTGCCTGGTAGCGCGCCTCCATCTGCTGGACATACGCGCTGATCTGCGCGCTCATCGCCGCGTCGTTGACGGGCGGGAGCGGCGGCGCCGCCTGCTGCGTGTCAACCGGCGGCTGGGAAGTGGTGACTTCCTCTGCCATGTCGTCATCCTCCGTTGTGTTGCTGGTATCGACACGCGCGCCCGGCGACGGCGCACGAGTAGCCCCGAGGTGTTCGGGCATGTCATCCCACGGGATGACCTCAATCGTGGTCCACGGCCCGCCGTCATCAGCCGGCGGCGCCTCAAGCGTGACAGCGGCAAGCTCGCTCACCGCCGGGTAGTTCGTCAGGGTGCCGCCGAACAGGACCATGCCGGCCATGTCGATCTCGGCGCTGAAGCCGTCGTAGACCTCATCGGCAAGCAGCTCGCGCCCCACCTTGTTCCACGTCGGCTGGCCGTACAGGTTTTCGCCGTCCGTCCACACCTTGGTGATCCGCCCGACGGCGCGGCCGTAGTCGTGGCGCTCGGTGATCGGCGGGCGCTTGCGCCCCCCGGCGGTGAAGTTGGCGGCGATGGCGCGCAGATCATCCGTGCTGAACGTCACCTGCCGGCCGCTGTTCGCGGTGAACGTGCCGACGCGCAGCATGTGGATCGGGCGCGGCGGGGCGCCCTCGGCAAAGGCCACCTCAGAGACGAGGTTCAACTGCACGCGATCGGGAGTTGGGTCGGTCATCGTGGCACCCGCGAGAATCAAAAAGGCCGGACCTCGTGATGAGATCCGGCCCCGTAAGGCAGGTTGGTTGTTGGGCGACAGATCGCCCGCTCACAGTATAGAGCCTTTACTCTACCGTGTCAAGCACGACGGCGGCTCGTACTCTACCCCTCCCCTTCACCGCCCCGGCGGCGCTCGAACTCCATCAGCCGCCGCTCGTTGCGGGTCGGCACCGTCGGCGCCCGTCCAAGCGCGCGCTCCACCTCCCGCAGCCGGGCGATCAGTTGCTCCCGCTCATACTCCAGGTTGCGACGCTGTGCCGGGTCGGAGATGATCGTCATAGCGGCCGTAGCTCCTCATAGGGCGGGTGGTAGAGATCGATGGCCGGGTCAAGCCAAAGATTGGCTCCGGCTTCGCGCATGCCGTTGCACCATCCAATGATGCCGTCGGTATTCGTGAACCGCGCATTACGGGCATACTCTGCTTTTGCACACATCAAACTCCCCGCGCTGTCTATGCGCATGAGATGCCCTGTCCAGCGCGGATGGTACGGCGGATGCGTCGTGAAATTGATCCCATCACTTTTCGTACCCCAGATCTCATAAAAGCGGCCCTGGAACCACGTCATGCCCGCCACGCCGTCCACGTCCGGCCCGAGCTGGTCCACGGCCCGCACCAGCGCCGCAGGCTGCCACACCAGATCCGACTCGATCAGCAGGAACACATCGGCGGCCGGGTCCAGCCGCGCCAGCAGCGCATTCCAGATCGTGGCGATCTGCGTCCAGCGCTCCACCGTGTCCACGCTGCCGAGGTTGCGCCCGCCGTGGGAGCACTCGAAGAGATGCATCGGACACGGCACGGCGCCCGGCAGCGCTTCGAGCAACTCGGCGGTGTTGTCCGTCGAGTCCCCGTGCACCAGCAGCAGGCGCGGCGTATCGCCGCGTGCGTGGAGGGCGCCCACGAGGCCGCGCATCTGCCCGGCGTAGGTCGGAATGTAGCGGGAGGCGTTGCGGAACGCCGAGGCGATGGTGATGTTCATAACGCCTCCACATAGCGCCGATACGCCGGCCATGCGCCGAAGTCCTCATAGCCCGCGATCGAAAACGTGCGATGGCCGAACCGCCGCATGGCGCCCCGGAAGGCATCATCGTAGTGGCTGAACGCCTGCCCCTGCCACCAGTCCGCGACCGCCACCGACCACGCCACGCAGCCCCAGGCGAGCGACGGCGGCCCTGGCTCTTTCGTGACGATCGTGTCGCCCCGGATGACGCTGAAGCGCTCCGGCTCGTTCGTCGGGAACACGCCGAACGAGAGCGGGAACGGCGGCACCGGCTCGACGGGCGTGAACACCGTGTCCGGCAGCAGCAGCAGCGCGTCAGACGGAATGACGAGCGCCGCCGCAATCGCCGCCCACAGCCCGCGCCCCGTCGAGACGAGCAAGGTGGTATCCGTGCCGGCCAGCGCCCGCTCGTGGGCGGCGGCCTTCTCCGCCGACGTGACGACGACGGCCCGCGTGCAGCCCATCGCCCGCGCCCGGCTCAGCGTCTCGCCGAGCAGCGTGCGCCCGTCGCCGAGCGGCAAGAGATCCTTGTAGATGCCGTGGAACCGCTCGGCCTTGCCCCCGGCGGGGATGATTGCGAGCATCTAGCGCCCTGCCTTCTCTGTAAACAGCAGCCACGTTTCCAATGATGGGCTCGTGTCGCGCTCGGCAAGAAGCCACAACTGCCAATCAGGATGATTGTCATGCGCCTTCGTATAGGCCGGACCGAGCGCCAATCCAAGCGGCCACGCCCACCGCTCGATAAGCACCCGTGCCGCGCCGGGGGTCAGTCCATCGCGCTGCGCTACCACCTCGATAATACGCGCGGGTTCCATCTTGCCCCTCCTAGTTCGGCTCTAGCCCATAGTCTGGCAGCCAGGCGTGGATGACGCGCACGTCGGTGCGGGCGCACACCCGTAGTCCCGCCTGCCGCATCACGCTCCAGTGCTCCACCGGGCCCGGTATGCCGGGCGGGGCGTAGCGCACGCCGCGCCGGTAGACGTGCGCCGGGATGAGGTAGCAGCAGCCGACCGAGGCAAGCTCGATCACCGGCCCCGTCTGATCGAACCACGGCGGGAACATCCGCGCCCGGTGCAGCATCCCGCCCCTCGGCTCCAGAAACCCCCCGATGTCGTAGAACTGCTCGGCAACCGGGTAGGCGGCCAGCCGCGCGGGCGATGGGTCCAGCACGGCCATCGGCGCGACGATGGACGCAAACTCCCCGCGCAGCCACCCGCTGCCGCAATCGCCGCAGTCGCACGTCCCGTCGCCGTGGTCTACCACGAGATCCGAGCGGCAGAACGGGCACGCCGTCTCCGTCGGCCCCCGCCGTGCCGTCTCCAGCAGGATGCGCGGCAGATCGGGCGGCACGTCGATCAGGTCGGCGTCAACCCACAGCACATGCGTATGCCAGTCGCGCAGATGGCGGTCGATGAGCGCGTTGCGGGCGACGGCGTGCCGCGTGTAGATCGGCGCGTCGTCGGGCACCAGCACCGGCGTGGTGTCGCGCACGATGTCCAGGTTGCCCTCCAGTGCCGCGATCTGCGCCGTGTTGCGGGCGACGAGCGCATCCGGGTAGACCGGGCGCTGCGGTGTGGCGACGAGGATCATGAGGCCGGCTCCCCATCGCGGAGGTCGTGAACCACCGCGCCGCCGGGGACCGCAAGCATGTTCGTTGTCTGCGCGAACCGCACACCATCCCCGAACTCGTGAACGTGCGTCACATGCTCATAGCCGTGGTGAAGCAGCAGAAAGTCGCCGCTTCGTACCGCATACGGATCAGGCATGTACGTCGAGGTTGGGTAGCGCGGTGCCCCCGGCACGCCGCGCCGCAGAAATCGCCCCTTCACAGATCGGCCCTCCTCTGTGCTACTTCTTCCCCCGCTCGTCAGCGGGCCGGCGCGCTTCGTCTTCCAGCAGTTCCACGACGCGGCGAAGCAGCGCCGTCATCGCCTTCATCTCCTTCAACAGCGGGTCCAGGTGGATCAGCATCCTCCTCCTCCATCTCCGGTGTGTCGGCGGGCGTGCGGCCCGGCTGCGGCGCGTCCGTCTCAAAGAGATCGTCAAGCTCCTCCTGCGGCACGTCGATAAAGTCGGCCATGCGCCGGAACATCGCCTCATCGCCTGGTGTGACGTGGAACGCGCCGATGTCGCTGAGCGCCTTAGCGAACGAGCTGACGGCGCCGAGGTCGTACTTGCGGACGGCCGGCAGCGTCACGGTGGGCGGCTCCTCCGTCGGCCAACCGTTCGCACGCAGCAGCCGCACGATGGCCTTGTTGATGGCCTCGCACACGCGGTCCTGGTAGCCATTGAGGGCCATCAGGAACAGTTCCGTCTTATCCTTGCCGAGCGCGTAGCTGCCGCCCTGCGTGCCCAAGGCGATGAAGTCACTCAGCACCGTGGCCAGCATCCACACCCGGAAGCGCTGGATGGCCTCCAGGTACGACTCGGCGGTCAGGCCGGGCATCTCAGCGAACGAGAAGCCGATCCCCGGCGGGAGGATGACATACGCCTCTTCGTTCTGCCGGATCGCCTTCGCCTGGTCCTCCAACTCGTCAAGCTGCTCGGGTGCTATCGTCACCCCCGCGTCCGTCCGCTGAAACACCGGAAACCCCGTGCCGCGCTCCAGGCCGACGCCGAGCAGCCACTCGAAGTTCGACACGAACCGCCACAGCCGGTACATCCCGCGCAGCGCGCTCACCCCCTCGGGCGTGCCGTCGTCGTCATTGGCGACGACGTGGAGCGCCTTGGCGAGCGGGATCGTCCGTAGCACGTAGTCGGGCGCCGGGCGCTGCGTCCACGCCACGATCGCGCCCCGCTTGTCCACCTCCCACCGCTCGAACGACTCCTGCCGCCGCAGCGCCCAATCGGCCCAGCCGACGGTGCCGTCGGAGCGGCGGCGATACACGATCTCGTGGATATCGTAGCCGTAGGCGATCATCGAGTAGAGTTGGCGCAGCTTGACGGCGGCGCTGTCCCGCATCTCGTCCAGGCACATCTCGACGTGCTCGGCGTGGCGCGGGTCGGCGCCGGGCTGCACCGCCAGGTCCGTCCGCAGCAGCGTGCGGCAGGCGCCGAGGAACGCGGTGGCAGCGGGCTCGTCGGCGGCCATCTGGCGGTAGACCTTCACCGCCTCTTTGCCGCGTAGGCGCGGGTTCACGTCGAGGCTTATCTTCCCGGCGAACAGCGGCAGGCCGAGGCTGCCGATCGTGGCGCGTGGTCGTGGCATCAGCGTACGTCTCCAAATCGGTCAGTCGTGCGAGCGCGGCGAATGGTGACGGGCTGCCGTGTCGCCATCACCCCGTAGCGGAGCGCGTCATACGGATCATCGCCGCCCCGCCCCTCGGCGTCAGCGTCGGTCTTCAGCACATCCTCAGGCCGGCGCGGGTCGTGGACCATGCGCGGCATGGTAGCGATCAGGCGCGGGCACGTCTGCCACACCCGCAGCGTCGGCGCGATGTCGGCGGCCGGGTTGCCAAGCCGCTGCGAGAGTTCGGCGGCGCCGCTCACGCGGTCTACCTGCGCCGGCTCAAAGCGCCAGCCGAGCGCCGCGTACTGATCCGCGATCGTCCGCCCGTCGCTGTCGCCCTTCGCCTGAAACACGTCAAGGCCGGCGACAACGAAGCGGGGCCGCACGCCAAGGCGGGCACAAAGCGCGTCCATCGCCGCCGCGTGCTGACTCGGCAGCCACTTGTGCTGCACGTGCTCGCCGATCACCTCGATCGATCCGTCCGGGCCGCTGCTCAGCAGCAGGAAGGCCGTGTTGTGCGTATAGCCGTAGTCAAACGCGCCCCACACATGCCGCCCGGTCGTGGCCCGTGGCGCGATGACGTGCCGCGCCTCGTCCCACTGGTCGAAGTATTGCCCCTCGGCGCCGACCCACCGCCCGAGGCGAAGCCGCTGGTAGCGCACGCCCGTGAGCGCGTCAAGCGTGGCGAGCGTGCGGCGGCCCTGCTCGGTCCAATCGCTGCCGTCGTGGAGCGTCGGGTTGTCCTCGTGGCGGCTCTCCAGGAGCATCAAGGCGCCGCTCTGCGCCCGGCGCATAATCCAGTGGTCCTCGGGGCCGGGGTTGCAGTCGCCCCACACCATCGGCGTTGGGGTCTGGCTGCCACGCCCCGTCACGCGGGTGGTTAGCGTCTCGAAGTCCGCTTCGTCAAGCTCCTCGGCCTGGTTGACGTAGGCGCCGCCGAACTCGCCGGACAGGATCTTGTCGGGATTATCGAAGCCCACAACCCACACCCGCGCGCCGTTCGGGTAGACGTAGAACTGCGGGTGCTCGCCGCCAAACGCCGTCACCCCGCCGCGCAGCGCGATGATGCGCCGCCACGTGCCGAGCACCGTGCTGTCCATCGTCGCCCGCACCTTGCGCGCCAGGATGTACTGATCCGGGTAGCGCCGCGCCTCGCTGTCGAGCCGGTAGAGGCCGGCGAAGGTCTTGCCCGTGTTATGGTGCCAATACCCCTCGGCAAAGTAGTGCGCCGCGCCAGGCACCGTCATATCGTAGAAGTCGCCCACCTGTTCGTATGCTACGCTTGACACCGTATCCATCTGTACCGTATAATAGCCACATACCGTATTCATCGGCGCCACAGGAGAGGCATATGAAGCGCCCACCCCTAACGGATGAGCAGAAAGCGCGTATCTTGGAGATATTTCAAGAGACGCAGTCCACGCCGACCACAGCACGGCTAGTAGGATGCTCGCAGCATCAGGTAGACAAGTACCTGACGAAGCAGGGCGTAGCCCGCACGCGGCTTCGTGACAATGCAATCCTTCGGAATGCTGATACAGTGCGCCGACTTGCAGCAGAGGGCGCAAGCTTGAGTGAGATAGCGCGCCAGGTTGGCACGAACAAGCGCCATGTGAAGGCGTATCTTGAACGGCATGCCGTCCCCTATACGCCATATGAGCCGGTAATGGAGCGCAATGGGCGATGGAGGGGCGGGCGGGTAATCGACCAAGACGGCTACGTGTTGATAAAGTGCCCCGATCATCCTGCCCGCGATCGGCATAATTATGTGCGAGAACACCGGCTTGTGATGGAGCAAACACTTGGGCGCTATCTTCAACCACAAGAGGTTGTGCATCACAAGAATGGTGATAAACAGGATAATCGCCCCGAGAATCTCGCGGTCTATGGGACGAACGCCGACCACCTTGCTGAAACGCTGAAGGGCCAGCGTCCACAGTGGACGGCAGAGGGATGGGAGCGGATGAGGGCACCACGGCGCCGACGCGCAAGTCGCGCAGATAACACCACCCCTCAGACGTAAGCATGACATGGCGATCTGTCGCCACAAATGATCGCCCGCTCGCCATTGTCACCCGATACAGCGGCGCCCGCCCTTTGTGGAACGGCGCCGCTACTGTTTGTGGGCCGTAGACAGTCAGTACGGCGATCGGATCGCCCCGCTCGGCAAGGTCACGAATCGGCGTGCTCTTGCCCGTTGTCGGGTCGTAGATACACGTCTCGCCGGCGACGCACTCGGCAGGGCCCGCCAACAGCCACGCGCGATCGGTGATGCGCTGCGCCTCGTCTGCGGCGGCGCGGAAGGCGGGATGGGGTGGCAGCGCCTTTCGCCGACGATGCTCCCGCACGAGCAGCAGATCGTCGGCGCTGATCACAGCAGCCCCCGCCGCTTCAGTTCGGCGTCGATCTCGGCGTCGCTCATCTGCGCCACCTGCTCGGGCGTCAAGGTGACGTTGATATTGCGCGTCGTCTCGCGGTACTTGTTCGGCCGCGCACCTTTCAAGAGGAAGATCAGCAGCGTGTCTGAGTACTTGCGGATCGTGCCGATCTCGCCCGAGCCAAGTCCGCGCCCCGTCGGGCCGAACACCGGCTCGTCAACGCCCTCCACGGCGCGCCGGAACGCCTCTCGCTCCATCACGTCGGCCGCGCTGTCGAGGGCGTCATCCCACAGCGCCGCGAACGCGGGATCGGCCTTGCGCTCCGTGTAGACGAACGCCCGGCTCACCCCGGCGGCTTTGGCGGCCTCAGACACGTTCCCGACAGCCGCAAGCGCGGCCAGGAACGAATCCCGCCACACCTCTTTTTTAGCCGTCTTTCGTGTCTGTCGTGCCGTCGTCACCCGCTCCCCTCCTACCGCGCCTCTACCGGGATCGTCACCGTCTCATCAAGCTGCCGCCCGCCCGACGTGGTGATACGAAACCGCACCACGGCCGCCACGCCTGCCGTACCACCGCTCACGGTTGCCGTCGTCACCGCGCCGCTCGTGCTGCTGCTGTCTACCGTGCAGCCCGAGACAGCGGAGACGGCAAGCGTGCTGATCGTCTCGCTGCCGAGGCGGTTAGTCCAATCGACGCTGAAGGTGTCCACGTCGTCGGGATCTTTCGGATCGCGGATGTAGGATGCCATGCCTAATCCCTCGTATCTAGGGTGACGCGCCGCTGAAGGGCGGCCAGTATGGTGCTCCGTTCGGCTCGGCTGGTGACGCGCCGGTGCAACGCGGGCAGAGCGATCGTCGTGCCGGGGGCAAGTACGCCCCCTTCCGTGAACACCGCCACGCCGCTCACCGTCGCGTAGGCAACGACCGCGCCCACGCCGTCGATTGCATAGACGCCCGCCCCGATCACGACCGCCGACGCAACAACCCCACCACTGACGCTGAATGTCGGGGCCGTGTGCGAGGCCGCCCCGGTCGCCTGAGCACCCCCGACGACCGCGCCACTCCCCGCAAACGTCGGGGCCGCGTGGCTGCCGCTGCCGCTTGCCGTGGCGATGGCGACGACCGCGCCCGTGCCGTCGAATGCACCGGCCTCGACAAACGCCCCGGCGCCGGTGACGGTTGCCGTCGCAACGACCGCCCCACTCGCGCTGAACGTCGGGGCGGTGTGACTGCCGCTGCCACTCCCGACGGCCGCCGCAACCACGGCGCCCGAGCCTGCGAACGTCGGCGCGGTGTGCGCGCCGGCCCCGCTCACGGTCGCCACGGCCACAACCGCGCCGGTGCCGTCAAACAGTGACGCGGCGTGCGAGCCCTCGCCGCTGACAGACGCAGCCGCCGTTACCGCGCCCGTGCCGTCGAAGGTTGAGGCCGTGTGTGTGCCCGCGCCACTCGCCGAAGCCGTGGCACTGACCGCGCCGCTCCCCGCAAAGGTGGGTGCCGTGTGCGAACCGGCGCCCGTTGCGGTGGCGACCGCCCCCACCGCGCCGCTTGCGCTAAACGTCGGCGCGGTGTGCGCCGCGCTGCCGGTGGCGGTGGCGGTGGCCGTGACCGCCCCGGCCCCGCTGAACGTCGGGGCGGTGTGCGAACCGGCGCCACTGACGGCGGCCGTCGCGACGACCGCCCCCGATCCGGCAAAGGTGGGCGCGGTGTGCGAGGCCGCGCCGCTTGCCGTCGCCGTCGCCACCACCGCGCCCGTACCGTCAAACACTGGCGCGGGCGCGCCGCCGAGGATCGACGGGCGCCGCCGGAACGGGGCAAATGATGGCCGACGGAAGACGGGCACGGCGATCCCCTACTAGCCGGCGGCCTCGGTGTAGGTGAACGAGCTGACCGACACGGTGCCACCGGCAACGATCTCACCGCCGACAAGGCCGGAGAACGTGATCTCCGTCCCGGTGGCGTCGCAGTCCATCCGCCGATCGTCGCTGTCGGCGATGCTCCCCGGCGCCGTGTCGCCAGTCAGGTAGAAGCGCGCATAGCCCGGCGCGCCGGACGCATCCGCCGCCGAGTCGCTGGTCACGCTATTGATTGCCACCGCGCCGGACGACGCCGCGCCGAAGGCATCGCTCGCCAGCGTGAGCGTTGCCAGAAGCGTCCCGGTGGCCGCCGCGTCGGCCGAGGCCGGCTGGCTGCCGGTGTAGATGTTGATCCGCCCGGTGCCGCCGTCAAAGGCCGTTGCGAAGCCCGAGGTCAGGCAGAAGTTACGCAGGCCGACCGATCGTCGTAGTGCCATCCTACAGTTCCTCCACGTCTACCGAACAACCAATCGTCAGTGAGTCCGCCGGCGCCCCGCCCATCCGCAACACCAGCGTGGTGTTGCCCTGATCCGCCCGAATACGCTGCTCGGGCGTGAACACCACCTCCAGCGGCGCCCGCACGTTCCATCCGGTGCTGTAGGTCGTCACGGCGGTGCCGCTGCTGGCCGCCGTGGTGTTGCCGACCTCGCAGGCAAAGCCCGCCGCCGCGTCTCGGTGGTTCTTCGGTACGGCGGTGCCTGCCGAGCCGCCCGAGCCGCTTGTGGTGTGCCCGCGCAGCCACGAGAGCGTGATGATCTCTTCGGCCGCGTCGCCCAGGTCGCTCGTCTGCCACACGCGGAAGCCGTGAATGACGACCGGCAGATCGTCGGCCGGCGAGATTTCGATCAGGTCGGCCGCGACGGTGATCGCCCCCGGCGCTAAGGTGATGCTGTACATCCGTCCCATCAGTTCCTACCTTGCTAAAATGGCGAATGGGAGACGCGGCCCGCGCTGTGGTGTCATGCTGGTTGCGGCAGCGGTCACGGCGCCCCCGCCGAAGTCATCGAGCCCGGCGGCCGTGCCGGCCACGGCCAGCCCGACCCGCCGCGCCGATGTGTGCGTGCTGTTCGAGCGGCTGGCGCGCTGTGTCCACGTCCCGCCGGTCGCCGACCAGGCGTTCACCGTGTTGGTCGTGGTGTTGACCTCCAGGCCAATTTGATCCCCGGCCGAGAGCGTCAGACTCACGCTGGCGCCGATCGCGGTGACGGCGTATCCAGAGACGGTGCCGGCGATGATGCTTCCGGGGCTGCCGTGCGTGTACTGGCAGGCGTAGCCGTTGCCGCTCCCGTCGATCCAGAGCGCCGCGACCGCCTGCCCGCTGCTCGGCAAATCCGTGATGGTGATGTAGCACTCCGGCATCGTGATGTTGCCGAGCGTCGCATACGTCACGATCGATCCGGCGCCAGCAAAGCCGAAGATTTTGTTGCCCGAGACGTTGAAATCCAGGCCGACCGGCGATGTCCACGCCCCGCTACTGACGGACGCCAGCAGGCCGTTGCTGTAACTGAAGGTGTCCTGAACGGATGTTGACGGGAAGGCCATCTACGGCGCAACCTCACCCGCGAACAGCGGCGTGAGCCACCCGGCGGCGAGCGCCAGCCCGGCGCTCAGCAGCGCCAGCATCGCCGCGCGGATGTCGGCGGGCGGCGCGGCATTGAACAGCCACAGCAGCACATCGAGCAGCGGGCCGGCGATGGACGCCCCTCCGGCTCCGGCGATCACCTTGCCGATCGGCGCCTTGGTTGTCGGTTTCATCGATCCTCCCCGCGCAGCGCGGCAATCGCCCGCGCCAGTGCTGCTTTGTCGCCCCGCGCCACGGCCTCGGCCGCCTCGTCACAGAGCACCAGCCACAGCCGCAAGATGGGCGGCGGGCGCGGGGCGCCGAGGTGGCGGTTGGGCCAAAGCTTTGACACCACTAGCCTCCCTTGCTCCGCAAATACGTCAGAAACTCGGCCGCCTCGCTCAGTCCGTCGAACCACCATTCGCGCCCGTCGGGGTGGAGCACCATTGCCCCGCAGCCCATGCCGTCCGTCGGTGCAAAGCCAATCTCGGCGGCGAACTCGTCAACCAGCTTATACGCGCCCGTCAAAATCGCGTGGCGGCGCTTGCGGTGCCGCGTGAACGGGCGGCAGTAGGTGCCGATGTGCGTGTGCCCGGCGATGCCCCAATCGAAGTTGACGCCGAGTCGGTCCCATCCCACCTCAATCCCGTGCGTCACATTGTAGATACTGCTGCCGCGCCACTTGTGCCGCACCAGCACCCGCCGTGTCGTGTCGCCATGGACGAGCAGAAAGTACACCTGCTGCGTATCGAACAGGAGCCGTGCGCCGTCGAGCGCCTTGCGGATGAAATCAACCGCGCCAACCTTGCGGGACCAGTTGTCATGGTTTCCCAAAACGACGGCGAGTAACTTGCCGCGCAAGATGTTCAGCCAGTCCACGAACAGCGCCACCTCTTCGTCATACGGCACGGCCTGCCCGCGCTGCAACGGCTGCAATTTGCCGATGATCCAGTTGTCGAAGCCGTCGCCGTGGAAGACGGCGTAGAAGCCCGGCGTGTCCCTGACGATCTCCGCATCTCGCCGCGCCGCCCGGTAGTCGGTGCCCGGCGCCCCGAGGTGCAGGTCGGAGAGGAAGGCGATGGCGCACGGCTCGCTCGGGAGTTCGATGCTCTGCTGCGTCTTGCGCTGCGCCATTGCCAGCACCCGCTCGCTTGTGCGGATCGCCTTGCTCCAGACTTCCTCGATCGGCGGCGGCTCCTCGTCAAGCGTCAGGCCCTCGACGCGCACGCCCTCGGGCTCCGTCGGCGGCGGGACCGCGCCCCGCTTGCGCTCGATGGCCTCGGCCAGCGTGTCGCACCATACCCACCGCCGGCGTCCGTCGCCGTCGCGCACCCGAAACCGCCACTTGTTGCCCTTCTGCTGGATACCTGGCACGCGCCGTGTATCCATCACAGCCCCCCGAGCCGACTGACGAGCACCAGGACCAGCCAGAGCGTGGCGATGCTGATGCCGCTCACGACGGCGAGCACGCCGATCGCGTAGAGCAGCCGGTTGCGCCACTGGTGCCAGTCCACCGCCATCCGCAGCGCGGAGGCGGCGAGCGCCCGGATCAAGTCAATCTCCAGCCACAGCGCCGCAACCGTGTCCTTGGTCGTCGCCACCCGATGCGGCGGGGTGGCGTGCGCGTCGGCGCCGTAGCGTGCGCGGATGTCGGCGATCTCTAGCAGGATCTCCGGGTCCGTGTCGATGCCGTGGTAGGCGCGCTGCTTTTCCAGCTCGGCAAGCCGCCGTAGCTCGATGTCGCGCAGCTCGTCAGGACTCGCCACGGCCGCCCTCCAGCACCTCGACGCGCTGCGCCAGATCGGCAAGGAGCGCCGTGTTGGCGTCCACCCGTGCCCGCTGCGCCTCGATGAGCGCCACGGCCGCCCGGCCCGCCGCCGCGTTGGCGGCGTTTGCCAGGGCGTGCATCCATCGGCCCATCGCGTCCTGCAAGGCCGCCCGGTGCTCAGTGGAAAGGTTCAGGGCGAAAATCACGTCTCCTAGGAGCGTGGCCGCCTGCCGCTGGGCGTCGAAGGGATCGCTACTGCTCATTGACGCTCCCTCCGCTTGTGTTCTCTGTCATAAGGCAGCGCCGCCTCCTACGCCGTCGGCCTAGTCTGGAGCGGTGTGCTTGCCGGCTGCCGCTCCAGGCGCCCTCCCCTCAGAACCTGCTCCACTCCCACACATCGGCCAGCAGCGCCGGACGCACGCGCCCAGCGGCGGCGGGGCGTCGCCTCGAACACCGTCCCGGCCGGCCAGAACAGAAACACCCCGCTTGCCGCCGACGGGCGGAGGTAGACGGGCGTGTCGCGGGTGGTGCGGTAGGTGGTCATGTCACGCCCCCGTAATGGCCGTCGCCACCCGCGCCACGGCGTCGGCGTACGTCGTGCCCGGCACAGCCCAGCGCCCGTTCAGCCCGCGCAGCGTCGGCGCCACGCCCCGATACGCGGCGGGCAGCGGGCGCACGGACAGCGCGTAGTCAATAAGCTTGCGCTGCGCCGCCGTCGCCTGCTCGTCCGTCAACGCGTAGGCAAGTAGCCGTCCGACGTGCGCCGGGACGCTCTCGCGGCGCCAGTCGCTAAACGACACGCCCTCCAGCCACAGCGCGCCCCGCTGCGCCCACGGGCCGGGCATACGCCACGGCCGCCACGCGCCGGTGACGCCGATCCCGGCCGGGTTGCGGCGGGGGCGCTCGCACCACCACGAGGTGAGCCAGCCGGTTTCGTGGATCATCTGCGCCAGCGCAATCGCCGGGTCCACGCCGACATCGGCGCACGTTGCGGCGTACGCGCCAACGATCACGCTGATGTCATAGGCGTTGTACGCCGTCGCCCGCTCGCGCAGCAGCGCCGCCGCGCCGGTGACGTGCGCCGGCCCGAGGATCGGGCTGTCGGCGGTGTAGACGGGCGGCGGGGCGTCGCCGTTCGCACGGCTGGCGAGCGCAGCAACGTCGAACGCGGGGCCGGGACAGAACGGCTTGTCACGCGGGTTAATGTCCGCGTGGCCGATGAGGGTGCGCGCGGGGCGATACGGGGCAAGCGTGGGGTGCTGCGTCGCCAGCCATGCAAGAAGCGCCACGGTCGCCGTCTGCTGTGCGGCAGACAGGGGGGCGCCGGAGAAGCCCGCATGCTCGATAGAGATCGTCGTCCGGTTGGGGTTGACGCCGGCGCGGATGCCGCTCCACGACGGGGCGACGGGGCGCCCGCTCGGCGTGAGCCAGCCGCGCCCGTTCGGCGTCAGGCCGTTGCCCCAGGCGCTATCGTCGGTGTCTACGCACTGCGCGACGGCGCCCGTCAGGCTGATGACAAAATGCGCCGATGTGCCGGCCTGCCGCATGTAGTCAATGCTCGACTGATAGCCGCCTTGCGCGATGTGCAAGCACACCGCGTCTCGGCCGCTGTTGCCGCGCCACATGTTGGGGGTTGGCTGCCAGTCAGCAGCAGGGTAGCGTGCCACGCGCCGCGCCTCTCTGGTAGCACCGGGCGGCGGGCTGTCGAGGGAAGGTGGCCGCCCGGTGCAACGGCGGAAGAGTTCCGCCAACGCAAGTATAGCACGCGCGTAAAGAGGGCGTCAACGCCGAACGACCGGGGGCTTACGCACCCCGGTCGTTGGCACCAAACCCCTGCGGAACTATTGCGCCACGTACAGTATACCCGAAAAACAGGATTTTTACTTGACATTCCGATGTCAGTGGAGTATACTTCCGTTAACGCAAGAATGAACCAGGAGCAAGATACATGCCCCGCCCACGACGATCCGTTGACGAGCAGGTAAGCGTCACCTTCCAGTCCGACAGAAGCGACGCCGAGCAGATGGCGGCGCTGGCGCAGCTCTGGGGTATCAACAACCGCTCCGTGCTGTACCGCGCGGCGCAGCGCCTTTTTTTGCGCCGCTATTCCGCCGCCGCAACTCTTGCCGATACGGAAGCGCCGAGCGAAGTGAAGGAGGCCGCGTGATGGACGCGCTGACCACCATCGAAACCAATCGTCTCTCCACGTGTGAAGCCGTCATCGAGCGCGGGCTGAAGACGTTCTACGAAGTCGGCGCCGCGCTTGCCGAGATCCGCGACGCCCGGCTGTACCGCCAGTCGCACGGCACGTTCGAGGACTACTGCCGCGAGCGGTGGGGAATGACACGCCGACGGGCAAACCAATTGATCGAGGCAACCTCGATATACGACACGATCGGCGATTTGGGAACCATGGTTCCCACTAGCGAACGCCAGATCCGCCCACTCGCTGGCCTCACCCCCACCGAGCAAGCCGAAGTGTGGCAGATCGCCGTGGACACCGCGCCGAACGGCCGGCTCACGGCGGCGCACGCGAGCCTTTCGCAACTCGCCCCGTTGACCGATGTGTTGAACGCCGGAAAGAAAGAGGCCGCGTGATGTTCAAGC